CAATCACGATGTGATTATACAACATTCGATATGATTTGTCAACCCCTAAATATAATTTCGTCTACTTGATTACGCTTACAATATAAATGTATATCCCAAGATATAAAGTTTTTAAGACGTAGAGTATCTAAAGCAATATCATCAATATCATTACGTACAACTAAATCGCTAGACTGTAAACTTAGATATTGAGCGCTTGGAAACTTTACCAATTTTTTACGAGTCTCGTCATCAATTGAAACAGCAACTCTTGTCCACTTAGCCTTAACCCATGTTGAAAAAATCTCAACGTCTCCCTCACCATCAAATTTAACAGGTTGTATTGAGTCTTCTAATGAAACGCCAAACTCTCCATCTTCTAATGCTTTAACTGTAGTCATAATGTCTCCTTCATTAGGTTTTTTACTTTTAATTATCCAAGCATTTTTTTCTACATCTGAATGACATCCATCACATTCAATTGCAGACCAAGAAAAATGATAGACAGTAGAATTTTTATCACATACTGGACAAATGATTTCTTTACCATCAACTCCACTTCTAGTGTATCTATTAACGTATTTAGTATCGTGAGTAATTGTGTGCATTATTTAACCTCAGCGTTTGCTTTAGAATTTTGCTTCATACCTATTGCAAAAAAGTTTTTACCAACACTATCTAAGGCATCAGTAATTTCAAAAACAGTACCATCAATTTTTCTAACAATACTAATAAGATTATTAAGTTGTCCTTGTAGACTATCAATTTTGTCTTGTTGGTCAAAAATTTGACATTGTTGATTTTGGATGACAGCGTGGATACTTCCTTGAGGAAAGTGACCAAGATTGTCTGTACACATTATGTTGTCATCACTTACAGCATCAGTACCCCAACCATTTCTAATGTCAAATGCTCTATCAAGTCTTTCGTCCATGTCGCTAATGTCATATGAATCTATTCTGATATCTATACTCATTTAAATCTCCTATAAGTTAAAAGTTTATCTCAATAACAAGGTTATTATACCACCATTGAGACAGAATGTCAAGCTTTATCTAATTAAATAGACAAAAAAAACCCTCGGTGAATAAAGCCGAGGGGAAACGTTACTTACGTTTATTGGAGAAGTTAAGCTACAAGTAACTCATTAAGCATAGGAATAACTTTTCTTACCTTAGCCTCACGATTGTATATTGTAGCAACTTTATTCGCTTCATTCTTAAATTTCGCATGACTAGACCAATCAGTTAAAGTATTAAAAACTGCCCAAAGGTTCTTACCCATTTCGTCAACATACTTTAAGTAAGTTTCCTCAAGTAAAACCTCAAGTCTGTCACTCTTACCTGAAACTCTTTGAAAGATTGCAGTAGCCTGTGCATTAGTAACTGGAGACTGTGGGTATTTTTTCCAAAGCTCAGTATTTTTTGTATAGACTATAAGAGCAGTTTCAAGTTTAGCTACAGCAACGTCAATATCTAAGCTCCTTGTGTGTTTAGCACTATACTCAGAGAATGCATCAGCAATTACTTGACCGTTCATACAAGCCAATCTAACAGCTCCTACCATAGACATAAACTTCCAAGAACCATCGTAAGAGTTAAGAACCATAATTTTAAGGTCAACAAAGTCACCTGTGTCAATCTCAATCCTGTGAGATGGGAAAGTATAAGTAACAATAGTTTTTGCTCCCATGTGAGACTGTTGGATGTCTTTAGTCATGTCAGTCTTGTCTAAATCAGAAGCTAAGATAACTTCGTGAAACTGAGGCATGATGGCAGAGTTCTGAACTAAATTGTAATTTTTACCTACGACTGCTATGCAATCACCTTGTTCGTTAGTTATGCCTTTGTGTGATTCAACAGAACGCTCAAGAAAATTGCGTTTTGTAAATAAGCTTTGCTCGTATACTTCGTTATATTCATTTACTATTTCCATGTGTATCTCCTAAAAGTTAAAAGTGGGGAGGGCAACCTCCCCGAGTAATTAAAGTATAAATTTAAAGCCTCTGTCCATTGTAATTCTGCCCGGAGTTTGTCCATCTTCAAGCAAATCAAAATATTCTGAGACAGTCATGTTGTTTACTAAAAAAGTAATAAAACGTAATGCTATGCTTCTGTTGTATTTAAATCTTCCAACAAAAGCTCCACGTTCACCATCAAGAAAATCGTAAGTAAGATATAGTCCATCAAAATTAAATTGGTCTTTGTTAAATTTGTTCATTGTATCTCCTATGGGTTAAAGTAGGTAATTCATCTCAATTACGGGGTAATTATACACCATTTGAGGTCGTTTGTCAAGCTTTATTTAATTAAACAGACAAAATAAATCAAAATGGGTTGACCTACATTTAATCGAAGGGTATGATTTGTGTTCTTGGTTTAGAGTTATTTAAGAGATTAGATAGCAAAATGCCTAGGGTGGTTGAAGCCCTAGACATTTCTAAACTGGTATTTTGGCTACCGTTCTGTGAAATATTATACCATCTCACAACGTATTAGCAAGTATCAGGATACGAGAGGTGATATGTCTGACTTCGGTTTCACTCACACCTTTAAAAAAAAGAGATTCAGCTATGTGTTCCAAGAGGCTGTTGATTGATGTTTAGATAAGAACCTTTATGTTGGTAACCACCTCGGAGGCTAATAAATCTAAGCGCAGAGTGCAGAAGGCTGAGTACCTATTACAAGGTAGCGATGACTCTGACCTGATTAGTTGTAATGGTTTCAGGCATACGGATAATACTGCGAAGGACTTATACCGATGACAATCTCTAACTGCTTTGATTAGTGGTTAGGGATTTCTTTGCTCCGAAACTCCCAACTCAGGAATTACCCGATAAGTAAAGAGCTTTAAAAAAAGGAATTTATTCCTAAGCTTTACAAAGGTCAGTCTCCGAAGGAGAAGTACATGCAAGAAAAAAAAGCTAAAACAACACACAAACAATATCTTTATTGATATAATAGATTCATTTACTATATATTATTACTATGTCTAAAACAATATATTACAATTCTATCCCAACAGAAATCAAGCGATTAGGCTTAACACAAGCAAAGTGTGCTACGTATTTAGGTTGTTCTTTAAGTGGTTTAACGCATCGTATCAAAGCAGACAAACAACAACTACATTGGGCAATTTATGGTTTAGGAAATTATCTTGGAGCAGAAGAAAATCTGCAACGTAATGTCCAATGAAGAAGTAGCAGAATCAATTCATTCTTTGATGTCATTGTTAAGTAAGATTGAAGATAAGAAACTCAAGAGTGATTTAGAAGACCAAATTATTGCATTGTGTGACCAACTAAAATTTACTATGATTATAGATAGAGTAAAAGAAAAAAAAGATAATGAGAAACGATGAACATTTAGTTCAGAAAGCAATTTGTGAGTATTTAGACATTAGACGTGTGTGTTACTTTGCTATTCCTAATGGTGGTAAGCGTGGAAAAATAGAGGCAGCAAAATTTAGAGCTGAAGGTGTTAAGAGTGGCGTGCCTGACTTATGTTTTGTATGGGAAGGAATGAGTTATTTTTTAGAAGTTAAAAGACCTAAGAATGGTTTAATACCAAAGGGTAGAGTAAGTAAAAATCAAACAGATATGATGGACAAGCTTACTGATAATGGTGCTGAGTGTGCTGTGGTATATTGTGTGGCAGATGTCATTGAAAAATTTATAGATTGGGGGATAGGTCATTAAACAAAACGCAATAACTAAATCAGCACGAGGCAAAGCATGTACCTTCAGAAGTGATGTCTGTGATAGTGGGGTTGAAAATTCTAACGTTGTCTTCTGTCACGAGAATGTTTCAGGAGTTGGAATTAAAGCTAAAGATAGTCGTGGTAATGACATAGGTTTTTATGGTTGCCATTCGTGCCATGCGCTTTACGACACACTAGACCATCCTTATTACAAACCACACTTTATCAAAGAGATGGCTCAGTTCGCTATTACTAGAACCAAGAGACAATTAGTTCGAGCTTTATTGGTAGATGAGTATTATTCTGAAGGTGCTTCTGCTCCTAGGACACCGTATGAGTGAGACATTAACTAGAATATTAAAGAGAGACAAACCTAAAGCGGACATAGTAGAAGGCATGACACGAACTTTTTTTAAGAACACTAGCGGTGATGAAGCTGTAATAAGTATTAAGGCAAACAAAATGACTAGGACTGGACATCAAAATAATCTTTACTGGTCTATCATTCAGCAAATTATGGTTGAAACAGGCAACACAAAAAATGCTATTCATGACTACTGTAGAAAAGAATTTTTAGAAATAAGAATAGAGGAGGTTGTCAAGTCATCAGTAGTGGTGTTAAAATCGACTACAGAATTAAATACAAAAGAGATGGGTGAATATTTAGATAAGATTATAGCTTGGGTTGGTAATGACTTAGGTATTAAACTCAACCTACCGGATAATTGGAGAAAATTAGTTGACTAACGGACTGTATGCAAACATTCATAAGAAGAGACAGCGCATTAAAGATGGTAGCGGTGAGACTATGAAGAAGAAAGGTAAGAAGGGTAGACCATCAGCTATGAACTTTAGGCAAGCAGCAAAGACTGCAAAGAACAGAGGTATCTAAATGGCTAGACCAAGTATATATACTAAAGAGTTAGAAGAGAAAATGCTAGAAGAGATAGCGTCAGGTAGAAGTGTAATTAGTATGTGTAGAGAAGAGAAGTGGACTCCGAATGCAGATACTTGGTATCGTTGGATGTATAAGATAGAAGGATTATCCGATAGATACACGCGCGCTAAGAGTATTTCAAGTGAATTTCATGCTGACCAAATCTTAGCTATTGCAGATGAAGCAGACAATCAGAACTTCCAAGTCGCTAGGTTGCAGATAGACGCTCGTAAGTGGGTAGCTTCTAAGTTAGTGCCACAGAAGTATGGAGATAAGACAAGCATAGACCATACAAGCTCAGACAAAACTATGAAGCCTACTACTATTCAATTAGTTGCTAAGGTAAATGAGTGAGTTAGCACAGATAGAGCTGCCACCTAAATTAGTACCAATCTTTGAGGGCGAAGCAAGAATACGTGGTGCTTATGGCGGACGTGGTTCAGGTAAGACAAGAAGCTTTGCATTAATGAGTGCAGTCTTTGGTTATCGTTGGGGTAGCTCAGGTGTCCAAGGCACAATACTTTGTGGTCGTGAGTTTATGAACTCGCTTACAGAGTCATCACTAGAAGAAATTAAAGCAGCCATCAGGTCAGTTCCTTGGTTAGAAGCCTACTATGAGATTGGAGATAAATACATTAAGAGTCATGATGGCAACATCACATACACGTTTGCTGGTCTTAGGCGCTCACTAGACTCTATTAAATCAAAGTCTCGCATACTATTAGCATGGATTGATGAGGCTGATGTGTGTAGTGCTAGAGCTTACGATATTCTGTTGCCATCAATAAGAGAAGAAGATAAATCAATTGGTTTTAGCTCAGAGGTATGGATAACATGGAATCCGGAGTCAAAGTATTCAGCTACCCATGAAAGATTTAGAGCGCAACAACCTAACAATGCTAAGATAGTCCAGCTTAATTACACAGACAATCCATGGTTTCCTACTGTATTAGATGACCAACGAATAGAAGACAAAGAAAAACGTCCTGATATGTATGAGCATATTTGGAGTGGTGGTTTCTTAATTTATTCAGAAGGTAGTTACTATAGCGCAGAAATGAGAAGAGCTAAGGATGAAGAAAGAATTACTAAGGTAAGATATGACAGAGCTAAAGGTGTAGTTACAAGCTGGGATTTAGGAATAGGTGACAGCACGTCAATCGTATTCGCACAGTTTATTGGTACTGAAATTCACATCATTGACTATTATGAAGCTTCAGGTGCTGGACTAGAACATTACGCTAAGGTGTTACAAGACAAAGGATACGTTTACGACCAACATGTATTCCCACATGACGTTAGAGTTAGAGAGCTTGGAACAGGTAAGAGTCGTATCGAAACATTAGAAGCATTAGGCATTAGAGATATAGAGATAGCACCTTCATTGTTAATAGATGATGGCATACAAAAGGTTAGAGAGATGTTAGACAAGTGTTTCTTAGATGAGACAAAATGTGAGAAGCTGATTGATTCTTTGTTAAATTACTCACGCGATTGGGATGATAATGGTAAAACGTGGAGAATGAGACCAAAGCACGATTGGAGTTCACATGCAGCAGACTCAATGAGGTATCTTGCTATTGGATACACGCCATACAATGAGTCGTGGGATAAACCTATTAGAAGAAACTTACAAGGAGTAGTTTAATGTCAATACAAGGATTAATGCAATTTACAGAACAAGAGATGATGGATACACCGCCGGAAGCTTTAGTTAATGTAACAGATAGTCCGGAAGTTAGAGTCTTTTTAAGTAATCTACCGCAAGAGATGTTAGTGCAGATAGAACAAATGAGACAACAAGCAGAAGCTACTGGTCAGATGGAACAGTTTAATCAAATGCTAATGCAACTCATGCAAGAGTCTAATCCTATGCAACAAGGAATTATGTGAGTGGACTAGGAAACATATGGGATGTACTTAAAGAAAACTTACAAGAAAACGTAGGTAGTCCAATTAGTGAGTTCTTTGCCGGTGACATACAAGAAGCTGAGTTAGGTGCTAATGTAAATTATGAAACCATAGCAAAAAACTTTAGACCTGACATGCGAGAATCGGCTGTAGATGTCAAGACTATGATTGAAAACCCAATAGAGACTGGTAAAGCTATAGTTGATGTTGGTGGTGGCGCATGGAGAAAGATGTTAAAGACATTTATGCCAAAAGGTGTAATGAATGCGCTTGAGTCTTTTGATGAGATGGTTGGCTACGATAGCTCACCAAATGAAAAGATAGCTGAAGATGCATGGGCAGAAATTGTTGAGACACATGGTAGTATCCCAGCATTTAAGAAGTGGGCGCAAGAACATCCATTTCAAGCTATGCTAGAACTTACAGGTGCTGGCTTAGTTGCTAGACAAGTAAAGAACGTTACAGCTCCAGTAGTAGCCAAGGCAATAGAGAACGCAGAGTTAGCTACTTCACGTGTCATGATGGGCATAGAAAATGGTAATGACTTAATGGATAATGTATTTCCTCCAGTCTTTGCTAACGTTCCTTTAACAGTTTGGCATGGCTCAGACGCTAGTTTTACTAGATTTAATACTAAATTTATGGGTAGTGGTGAAGGCGCACAGGCTTATGGATGGGGCGTTTATCATGCACAAAATAAGAGAGTAGCAAGAAGCTATGAAGGTGATGATGATTGGTTAAATGAAAATCAGAGAAGAATGCTTGACGATGCTAGAGATAGAGGAGATTATTTAGAATCTGAAATGTGGGAAAACGCTTTAGATTTTGACAGTCCTAGTGATTCATTAGCATTCATGCTTAATGCTTACAAAGATAAGCCTAACTTTGCTGAAATTGAATTAAAGCTAAAAGACATACATGCACAATGGCAAGAAGATTTTGCTGATTCAACTGCTCGAAGATACAAAGTAGATTTACCTGACAAAGCAATCGCTACTATGATGGACGATGAACTACCAGTCTATGACCAACCACAGGTAGTAAGAGATTTTTTACGTAAAGAACATGGTGCTTACATGGATGGTGTCATGGCATACAAACCTTTACAAGAAAGATATACACAAATAAGAAAGTTATTAGGTGATGATTCATTACCGGACGCTAAACGTAATGCATTAATGTTAGAAGTTAAAGCAGTCGGAGAAGCAAGAGAAACATTATTAGCAGATATTATGTCTATGGATGCAAACATACCACATCCAGCTAACGGTGGAGGAATCTACAATTGGTTAGTAACTAGAGAGATAACACAAAATGGTATACCAGCTTCAGCACTTAAAATGGATAGTGGTGGCATACGAAATGAAGCAATAGAAAAGATTATCTCGCAAAGACTAGATGCTAATGGCATAAAAGGTAGAACGTATTTTGATGCAAATACAAGAGATGGAATAAATCTTGGTGACCCTACTAGAAACTTTGTAACATTTAATGCTGACACGTCTAAGATACTTGAAGCAAATGATGTAAAGATAGATAACACAAAGAGCAAAATTATATGGACGCCTAACCAAGATGTTGACATTGGTATGGCAAGCCGCACAGGAGACATAAAGAAACTAGAGAGTGGATTGTTAGACCAATTTGGTCATGTCATTGTAGGTGAAGAGCTAGTAAACTTACCTAACAAATCTATATTTGATTATGAAGGCTTTCCATGGATTGCTAGTCAGTCTGATTTAACACGTGCTGGTGGTGCGTTGTCTGAAGTAGGTGGACAAAAATTAGCAGAGTTAGTACAGATGTTAGGTGGTCAAGATTTTATGGCATTGCCTAATAGTGTAAAGAATAATCTAATATGGGCATCAGCTAATACACCAATTAACAAATTAGTAGATGCGGCTAAGACTGCAAAAGATGCGTTTGGCAAAGACCCTTTATATTTACCGTTTGCTATGAAACCTACTGGCATGGACTTTAGTAAGCAAGTAACAGATACAATGATACAAGCAGCATTAGCTAATCTGACACCAAAACAATTAGCTATGGCTAACAAACAAATTAGAAAAGACTCCACATACCAACCGCCAACACCTGATGGTGGCACTAAGCCAGCGCTACAATATATCAATACTGACTTTGAAGGACTAGAGACACCAAATATCTTAGATGGCACAACCGGTGACCAACGTAAAGAGATAGCTCGAATACTTGATAGAGACTTTAGAAAAGAGGGTGGGCAATTAACTAAAAAGAGTAGCAAAATATATGATGCAAATTCACTTGGTAGTATATCTTTACCGCAAGCCCGTATAGCAAATACAGACCCTTATCAAACTAACAAAGAAGCTTTAACTTTACGCAATGTAGGTATAGTAGATACTGACAATGCTTTTAGAAAAGTTTCAGGACATACTACTTATCCTAATGCTTTAGGTGGAACAGCAGATGCAAGGATTACAGAGAACCTTAGTCTATTAGATATATTTGATAACACTAAAGCACCTAAAAAAGATGGTACTGTATTGCCAATGACTAGAGCTAACTTTACAGATAATGATTACAGAAAGATAAACATGCAAGCGACACCAACTGGATTGCTTACATATGAAAAGTTAAGACATCTAGAAAACCAAAAAGCTAGAGGGTTGTTAGATTTCTAGATTAATTGATAACATATAAAAGAGATGATATACTTACGCTTAATTAGACAGAGGACTGTTTTATGAATGAATACGAATTAGCACTTCAAGAATATATGGCAAAGTTAAAAGGCGGCTTTGCACAATCAATGGATAATGTTAATAACAATGTTACTGGTGTTATGGATGGTGTAGGCGCTAGAGGCTTAAATAGTAAAGCAGAATCAAGTTTTTTAAATAGTGTAATGGGTAATGGTGCTGGAGCAAAAGACGAACTAACACACGCCAATATTACAGATACTGACATAGGTAACACAGCAGCAGAGAGAGGAGCTTTATTAGGTGGTTTTGCACCTGACGCATCAAACCTTGGTCTTGGGTCTAGGGGATTAGATACTCCGGCTGAAAGAGATTTCTTATCTACCGAATTTGCCTCAAACACCGAATTGATGCCCGGTAGGACGCCAACTATACCTGATGTAGTGCCAACTGGAATGCATAGAATGCCTGATGGAACAATGATGAGTGACGCTGAGATGAATTATGCTGGGTCAGGTGAGCCTAACATGAATGCACCAGTTATTGACAGGCAACAATTTAATAAGCAATTTGCAGCATTGAGTAGGCAAGAAAAAAGAAATGTAGAAGAAATTATGGCTAACATGGATGACTTAGAAAAAGCAAACTTTGCGGCTGGATTAACTGGAGCGCCTTTAGGTGGTTTTGCGGTTCAAGATGAAAGGTTAGACTTTACAAGAGGATACTAAGAATGGCTCTATCTAATTACACAGGACTTAAAGCTAGTATTGCGGACTTCTTAAACAGAGATGATTTAACTTCTGCTATTGAAGACTTCATAACTTTAGCGGAGTCACAAATTAACAGAGACATAAGACACATGAAGATGGAAGCACGAGCAAACGGAGTACAAGATGCGGGTGATGAATATTTACAAACACCTCCTGATTGGCTTGAGACTATACGCTTACATTTAACAGGAACAGGAACTTCACCTGTTAATCTTATATCACGAGATGCAATGGCAGATAAAAGAGCCGGAGCTGAGAATGCGCGCGGCGCACCAACAAATTACACACACGCAGATGGACAGTTTCAACTTTATCCAACTCCGGGTGCAGAAACAGATTTTGAGTTACTCTATTATCAGAAGCTTCCAGCTTTAAGTAGTAGTAACGCAGATAACTGGCTTTTACTAGAAGCGCCTGATGTATACCTCTATGGAGCGTTATTACATTCAGCACCGTATCTAGCAGAAGACGAAAGGGTAGCAATATGGGCGCAGATGTATTCTGCTTCTGTGTCGCAATTAAACACAGCCTCTGAATCAGCACGGTATAGTGGTTCAGGATTAAAATTAAAAATTAGGGGATTAGTATGAGTTTTACTAACTTTTTAGAAACAGAGATATTAGACCACGTTTTTGCTGGTGCAGCTTATACAGCTCCTTCAACAAAATACTTAGGACTATTTACAGCAGCTCCGGGCGAAACTGGTGGTGGTACAGAATTGTCAGGTAGTGGTTACACAAGAAAAGCTATAGCGTTTTCTACTTCAGGTGCAACAACAAGTAATAACGCAGCAGTAGAATTCCCAACAGCGACAGGCTCGTGGGGTACAGTAACTCATGTGGGTGTTTTTGATGCAGCTACATCAGGAAACTTAATGGTATACGCTACATTAACTGCAAGTAAAGCTGTCGCATCAGGAGATGTATTTAGAGTTCCATCGGGTGATTTAGATATTACATTGAACTAGGCTAACTTCAAATGAAGTATGGTCAGTATAAATTTAATAGAGGTGCATATTCTACTGCTGATTTAGAAGAAGGCGCATCGGCTGTAACAGCTAATTCTAGTGTAGCTAGTGTCTCTGCGGTACGTGTACGCACATCAGGCGCTGTATCTGCTGGTGTAACTGTTGTAACTTCTGTAGCAAACCTAGAAGCAGTCGTACAAGCACAGTTATCAGTAGCTAGTTCTACAAGTTGTGCAGCAGAAAAAATAAAACTAAGTTCTGCAAGTGCAACAGCCGCAAGTACAATATCAAGTGCTGGTCAACGTGTACGACTTGGATTGATGACAGATTCTTTCGCTATCTATGGAATTTCAACTGTTGTAAGTGACTCTGAATTAATTATGTTAGCAAGTGCTGCTGTAACATCTTCTTCTAGCCTATCTGCCCCTAGAGGTGGATTTAAACACACAGTAAACGTAAGCGACATAAATTCTAGTGCAGCTATAGCTTCATCAGGTCGAAGAAAATGGGAATTAATAGCAGAAGGAACAAAAGTATGGACAGAGATAGCAGCTTAATATGTTAATACCATTACAAATACCACCGGGTGTCTACAAGAATGGTACAGACTTTGAATCATCAAATAGATGGCTTGATTCTAATTTAGTTAGGTGGCAAGATGGTTCTTTACGTCCTGTTGGTGGTTGGGATACAAGAAAAGCCAACGCATCAGCTTCTGTGCCTAGAGGTATGCATGCTTGGGTTGACAATTCAGATGGCTCTGCACTAGCATTAGGAACACACAACAAATTATTGTATGTTAATGCTTCAAGCACAGTAACTGATATAACACCTTCTTCAGGATTTACTTCAGGGGATGTTAATGCAACATTAAATGTAGCTTATGGTGGAGGTTTTTGGAATACGGGTATGTACGGTATTACCCGACCTAATACTGGCATTTACCAAGAAGCAACTACGTGGGCATTAGATAACTTTGGACAAAACTTAGTAGCGTGTTCATCTAAGGATGGCAAGTTATGGGAGTGGACACTAAATGTTAATAACAAAGCCGCAGCAATAGCAAATGCGCCAACAAGTAACTTGTCTATGGTTGTAACCGAAGAGCGATTTATTTTTGCATTAGGTGCTGGTGGTAATCCACGTAAAGTTCAATGGTGCGATAGCGAAGCAAATACTGTATGGTCTCCAGCAGCTACAAACGAAGCTGGTGATTTTGAATTAGTTACGAGTGGTCAAATTATGTGTGGTCTACGCATGAGAGGCTCAACATTAATACTAACAGACACAGATGCACACCAAGCAAGATATTCAGGTGCGCCATTTGTCTATGGCTTTGAAAGAGTTGGAACTGCATGTGGAGTCGCTTCAAGAAAGGCGGCTGTAGCTATTGACCAAGGTGCATTTTGGATGGGCAACAATGGTTTCTTTATGTTTGATGGAAGTGTAGCAACAGAACTTAAATGTGATGTGCATGATTTAGTTTTCACCAATATAAGTAACAGTCAAATTAGTAAAGCATACGCAGTACATAACTCCCAACATAGTGAGATATGGTGGTTCTATACTTCAGAGAACTCTACAGAAAATGACAGATATGTAACGTATGATTACAAAGAAGGGCATTGGGCAGTTGGTGAATTAGACAGAACAGCTGCAGTTGATAGGGGTGTGTTTGACAATCCAATATGGGCAGATGCTGGCGGTAATCTTTACAATCACGAATATGGTGTTGCACATGGAACATACAAACCTTACGCTGAGTCAGGGTCTATTAGCCTTGGTAACGGTGACCAAATTATGAAAGTAACTAAACTGATACCTGATGAATTAAATCAAGGTGATGTTAAGGTTACGTTTAAAACTAGATTTCATCCAAATGATACAGAGACATCTCACGGTGCATTTTCATTATCTAATCCAACTTCAGTAAGGTTCTCAGGTAGACAGATACGAATACGTGTAGAAGGTGAAAAACTAGCTGACTGGAGGTCAGGTGTTATGCGAATTGAAGCAAGTGCTGGCAGCAAACGATGAGTGGACAATTACCACCAGCGCCATTAGGAGACAAATGGAATATATGGGCAGAACGTATTAACAAATTTATAGTTGGAACACGTAACAAATTAGAATTTAAAGATGCTGATTCTAAAGCTACAGAAGATGGCGTTATAATGTGGGATGAAGCTCAAAATGCAGTAGTAGTTTCTAAAAATGGTGCTTGGGTTAAGTTAAAATACGACCCATGAATATACAAGAAGAATTACTGCGTGGTAAAGATTGGATACAGTCAGCACTTAATAAAGGTGGAGACACGCACGACTTTAAAGATATTGTAGATGGTGTGTTAAGTGGTCACATGCAGTTGTGGATGGGGTCAAACGGATGTGCAGTAACAGAAATTATCGTGTATCCTAATAAGAAAGTGCTTCATGTGTTTTTAGCTGGTGGTAATAAAGGCTATGGAATTAAACAAATTACAGACATGCACGATGACGCAATGGCATGGGGTAAAGAACAAGGATGCGATGGTATGACTGTTGCTGGCAGAAAAGGATGGAAAAAAGTTCTATCATCTAAAGGATGGAAAGAACAATTTACAACATTAGCAAAGGAGTTTTAACATGAGTGGTGGTGGCGGAAAAGGTGGTAGCAAGACTACCGAAACAACGATACCTGAATGGGTACGCGCTCCAGCAGACAGAAATCTGCAAAGAGCCGAAGCTGTACAACAACTTGAATACATGCCTTATTTTGGGGCTCAAGTAGCAGCATTAAATGAGAACCAAACTAATGCAATGCAAAACAATGCAAACGCGGCTTCAGCATTTGGTTTGCTCGCACCTACAGATGTAATGGCTGACATGCCTACACCTACAACATACGCTAATGGTATGAAAGGTTACAGCTCTATGCCTATTTATGACCAAGCTATGAAAGAGTTAACAGCTTCTAACCCTGAAAATATGGATGCTTATGACGCATTATTTGGTGGTAGAACTACATTTAGTCCAACTGGAGGAGGCGGTGCTACAAGCAATAGTAGATTTAGTGGTAGTGCTAATCCTTCTGCTCCACGTACACCAACGAACGACCCCGGAGCAATGCCAAGTGGTGCAGCTTATGTAGCAGCTATGGATAAAAGATATGCTGATACAGTAGTAGACGCGGCTGGGAATAAAGGGTACACAGGACAAGGTAATCAATCAAGAGCTGGAATTAGAGGAACAACACCAGTACTAACATCAACAGCAACACCAATAATTACAAATGTTAGTACAACACCTGATATAAACAATAGAATTGCTTTTTCTCCTGTAAGACAAACCGGAGTGGCGGCTGGTGGAACAGCTAGAAACTATGGCACTTCAGGTAGACGCATAACAGGAGGTCGATAATGGCTGGTCAAGGATTACCGGGTGGACAAAAAACACCACCTAACATAAATAGTTTAGCGGCACAAGGAATACAAGGTGCTGGAATGGGTTCAGCTCAAGGTATGGGTTACAAACCATTATCTGTGAATGCTAATCAATTAAGCACTACTTCTTTAACACCGTACATGAACAAATATACGGATGACGTTATAAAAGCTAATGAAACTGACATACTTCGTGGAGCGCAATTAGGTCTTAACGATTTAGGCGCACAGGCGCAAATGGCAAACGCATTTGGTGGCTCAAGACATGGAGTTGCTATGGGTGAGATGGGTAGAGGAGTGGCATCACAACTAGCACAATCTTCTGCTGGACTTAGACAGGCTGGCTTTCAAAATGCACAGAACATGGCGCAGTATGACATTGGCAATAATCTGCAAAGTCAAATGGCTAATCAGGGCGCTGACATGCAAGGCGCACAACAAAGATTAGGCGCAGCAAATCAGTTAGGTCAAATTTCTAACTTGGGTTTTGGTATGGGTCAAACTGTTAACAATAACCTAGCGCAACAAGGTATGCAACAACAAGCAATGCAACAAGCTTTGTTTGATGCGGCACAAGCTGATTTCCAAGGATTTAAGAATCATCCAGCAGCCGGGTTAGGATATGTGAGTGCGGCTCTTGGTAACACACCAGTTCCTGAATCACAAACAACAACAAAGAAAAATGGGTTGTTTGATTACTTAACTGCTGCTACGCAAGCTTACGGAGGTTAATTATGGCTGGAATAGGTGAAAGAGCTGGCGGAATATTAGATTTGCTTGGATTTAATATAGGCAAAGACGAAGACAAAGAAATACAAGCTAGTCAACAACAAATGCCGACTCAAGTTGCAAGCAAAACACCTCAAAGCGGTGGCGGATTTTTAAGTAATGTAAGCAATTCTTTGTTTAAAGGAATGAGTCGAGAAGAAGTTTACAATATGGGTATGGCTTTTAATACATTAAGATTAGAGCCTGATGATAAACTTGCTGCAAATTTTCAGTCTAAGATAGACAAAATAAGTAAAAACAAATTACTTACGGCAAAAAACAATGACACTATTGCGTATTTACAGACACTAAAAAGTACTGAGTACCCTAACGGTAGGCAAGACCTAATTCAATTGATACAAAGTGGGTTAATGCCATCGACAGATGCTTTAAATGAAGCAAGAACTGTTAAACCAACCACTGCTTTACAAGAAAAAATGAATTTTTTAAAGAACAATGACAATCTTAGTGAAGACCAAAGAGCTATTCTTGGAATAGCAACAAATAAATCAGATTGGCAACAAAAATTAGAATATGTACACGACAATCCTGAATTATCTGATGGTGAATTACAAGTCTTAGGTGTTAGTAGACCATTAGAGTACAAACAAAAAATAGAAGATTTAAAAGAACAGTTAAAGTCTGGGAGCATTACGCAAGACCAATATGATGATTTTGAATTGCAATTAATTACAGGGCAAGCACCTGATGATGGTGAGACACCAAAATACAAACTGCTAAGTATGGTAGCTGAAGACCGAGGCTTGGTTAAAGGTACTAAAGAATGGAATGATTTCTTTGATGTTAACATGGCTGGAAGCGGCGTTGATATTGATATTGACATGGACTCACCAGAATCAGCTAGTAATCTATATTTAAAAGAATATATGCCGCAGTACATTAAAGATAGTACAAAAATTATGCAAGATGTAGATACAGCTCAAACACAAGTTGAAAAATTAGGTAATTTATTAGATATATTAGAGGCTGACAATGGCGTTAAAGGTGTAGAACCATACACCGGTATCTTCCAACCTTTCCTGACACAAGCATCACGAGTAGTAACGTCATTAGGGATAGACAAAAAATATGCCTCAGAAATTGAAGCATACAAAAATTCTACAGGTGATGCAAAAGCAACTGCTAGAGATATACTTTATGAAAAACTAGTTAAGACTGAGATTACAAAAGTTATGACTGGTAGTGACGTATTCCCTATGATTAGTTCATTAGGAATTGGCGCTAGAGGACTAGATACACCAGCAGAAAGAGATTTCTTGATTAGTGTTATGACAGGTCTACCTAACATGACTATTGATACATTAAAGTACATGACTAAGTTTAGATTACAGATGTACATTGATGGTCTTGAAAAATATAACGCTAAAGTGGATAGTGGGTACTTTAAGATGCATAATGAAAACCCTAATCTACCAAAACGTGGAAAAATCGACATTGAGCCACTAAGAAGGTACACAACTACTGGTGAGCTTAAACCTAACGATAACGTTCCAGTTTATACACAAGCAGAAAGAAACTTAATTTTTGGGAATATGTAATAATGGCCGAACAAGTAGTTACCAAAGATATTTTAATGGCACGTATTTTAGAATTGGAAAATTCTGGTGATAGTGAAAATGCACAACTAGTACGTGAAATATTAAACCGCGATTTCCCAAATGCACAAGCTGAAATGGGTGACCCGGCGTTAGAACCGTATCCATATACACCAGAACAACTAGAAATGGATTTGCAAAACAAGGAAGCTCGTAAATTAGGCGATGCTACATTAGCAGATAGTGAAAGAACAAGAATGAATAAACATTTACTTAGCGAAAAAATGGGTGGAGCAATTGCCGGTTCTACTCTTTCAGGCGCAATGTTTGTTGGTGAATACGTTGACGAAGCTGTAGGTGCTGTTATGGGTGATGAAAAAATGGAGGAACAAAGAAGACTCCAAATGGCCTTTGAAGAAGAATATCCAAAGACTAACATAGCTTTAAGAGTAGCTGGTGGTATTGCTAGTGCCGCTCCAATAGCAATGTTAGCAACTACACAAAAAATGTATAAATTTGCTCAAGGATTACCTTTTCTGCAAAAATATATAATGATGGCGGGTATGGGAAGCAGTTTCGGTTTTACTGAAGGTGCTGTTTCAGGTGCTGGTATTCAAGGCTCGGACGAGACAGGTGGAACGCAGTCAAGAGGTGAGAATATGTTTGATTTAGGAATCTCAGGTGGTGTATGGGGAGGACTTGGCTCAATTGGTGGACAAGCATTAAGTGATGTTGGCGCTTTAGCATGGGTTAGAATTAGAGATGGTCTTAAAAACTCTACGAAAGCAGAAATTAAAGAATTATTTAGTCTTACAAGTGATAAAACAGTTGACATAATAAAAGCAACTGTTGCTGGTACTAGCGCCGGATTAAACACCATGATAGAAAGATTGCGTAAAGGTGGTAGTCAAGGACAAATACCTGATGCAGATGACGCTATAGCTTCGTTGTTAGATTTAATAGTAATTACTGGTGGAAATGGTGGTGCTACGGTAGTACAAAAAGTAAATAAAAGAGCGCAAACTGTTGCGGCTGGGGTTGATGGCAGTTTAAACAGAAATATAGCTGTTTTAGGAAAAGATAAAGATGGTATTGTGGATGACGCAACAACTATAGCAAAAGACCTTGCTCAATCTACTGCACCAGCTAGAACTGCGGCTTACAAAAAAGCTCATGCAACAAAAATTAATTGGACTGGGTCTGAGGGTAAAGCTATAAATGAAGTTTTAGCTAGAATACCTCCGGATATACAAAAAGAAGCAATAAAGAAAGCTAATAACATGCTTATTATGAAAGGTATGCCACTTGGACAAAATGGTTTTGACATAGCAGAAGATGGCGTAACTATTATCATGAAGAATAATCCAAATATGATGCAACTGGATTATATTAAAAGAGCATTAGGTGAATTAGCTTATGGTACACCGGACATAATGAAAAAAGGCGGTTTAAAATTAAGTCCTGAAGCTGGAGCCTATAACAAAATACGTGCAGAATTAAATGCAGTCTTAAAAACTATAGGTAAACCTAAAAATGGTGAGTCTGCATACGAAAAAGCAACTCGTTTAGGACAAGATAAAATAACAAGACAGAATGCATTAGACATAGGCGGAAACATATTAAGTCCAAAAATGAACCGTAAAACTGTTAGTACAATGTTTAAAGATGCGGGAGACGCAGAAAAAGAAATGGCGCGGTTTGGTTTAAGAGGCTCTATAGAAGATTTGTTAGCAAATGTTAAAGCAACAATAAATTCTCCTGATATAGACCTTAATAAAATGAATCAATTACTTAAAACGTTATCTACAGATAATGTAAGAGGTAAGTTAAAAATACTATTAGGTGACCAAAAAGCTAACAGCGTATTTAAAACACTTGAGATGGCTGAGTCAGCGCTTAAATTAAAAGCTTCAATAGCCAAAGGCTCACAAACAGCTACAAGAGGTATAGCCGCCGGCAATGTAGATGAAGTATTGAATGAAGGTGTTATTAATAAAATGACAAATATACAGCCTGTTTTGGCTGGACAAGAAATGTTGCAAAAGGTATTACAAGCTAAAACCATTACTGGTAAAAGAAAAAACCTTATAATGAAAGAGCTTGCAAGTGCTTTATTAGGTACAAAAGGTATAGCCGCAAGAAAACAATACAAACTATTATATGAGTCAGTAAAAAGAGGCGAAGCTACAGAGGCACAAATATTAAAAATTTCAGAGTTAATTGCAAGTCGTTTAACAATTTCTCCTATTAACTTTACAACGCAAGTTATGCAAGATACTGAAGTTGAAGACAAATTATTGTTAGGTATTTCTAATTTTTTACAGAGGTAAGGAATGGGTAAACTAAAAAGATTGAGTGATGATGATGTTCAAGACATAGTAAAGGATGCATTAAGCTCTGCAACGTCTTTTGTTGAAAGTGAAATATCACAAGACCGAATTAAATCACAACGTTATTTTGAAGGTGAAGTAGATATTGGTCAAGAGGATGGACGCTCTAAAATTGTTTCTACAAAGGTAAGAGACACAATAAGAGCCATAAAACCAAGTCTAATGCGTGTGTTTTTGTCCTCAGAGAACCCTGTAGAGTTTGTTCCTACTAGCCAAGAAGATGTTAATAATGCAGAACAAGCAACTAAATACGCTCATTGGAAGTTTCAACAATTAGATGGCTATAAACTACTTAATGACGCAATACATGATGCCTTAGTTAAAAAAACAGGTATTTTAAAAATATGGTGGGAAGACAATACTGAAGCTACAATCCATAATTATTCAAATGTTACTGAACAAGAAATGATGGCTATTGTTAATGACGATGACGTCACAGTCTTAGAACATTCTACAGAAATGCAGATGATGCCGGATGAAACTGGTCAGGAAATTGAACAACCTATACATGACCTTAAAGTAAGTCATGAAAAATCTACTGGTGGACTTAAAATTGAGGGTGTACCACCTGAAGAGTTCCTTGTAGATAGAAATGCTAAAAGTGTAAGCGATGCGTATATAGTGGCGCATAAAACTGAAATGCGTGTGAGTGATTTAATATCTATGGGTTTTGACCATGAACAAGTTCACGATTTATCAGGGTTAAGTACGGATAGCACATATACAGATAATGAACAATTTGAGCGTCAAGGTTACGAACAAGAAGACGAAGAAAATATACAAGACCCTTCAATGAAGCAAGTACAAGTTACTGAAGCGTACATGAAAATGGATAAAGAAGGTACTGGTGTCGCTAGTATGTACAGGATTTTATTAGCTGGCGGTGAAAGCGAAGTGTTAGAGTGTGAGCCTTACGGTGAAGTTCCATTTGCAGTTTTTGAAGTAGACCCTGAACCACATACATTCTTCGGTAGAAGTGTAGCAGACCTAATTATGAACGACCAAGACTCTTCTACAGCGATGCTTAGAGGAATGATGGACAACGTAGCGTTAACAAACTCTCCTAGACAAGGTTATGTACAAGGACAGGTTAATGTAGACGATTTAATGAACAATGAGATTGGTGGTTTAGTTAGAATGAAGTCTCCACAAGCATTAGTAGATATTGCTACGCCATTTGTAGCTGGGCAAGTTTTAACAGCTATGCAATACATGGACGCCGCTATTGAAGGCAAAACTGGTGTAACAAAAGCTTCTATGGGATTAGACCCTGACGCTTTACAAAATACTTCAGCAACTGCTGCTAGATTACAGGCTCAACAAGGTTCAGCTCAAATAGAAGTAATGGCTAGAAATATTGCTGAAGGCGGAATGAAACGTTTATTTAAGCTAATGCTAGACCTTTTAGTAGAAAATAGCTGTGAAGAAACTATGATGCGTTTAAATGGACAGTTTCAACCAATTGACCCTAGAGTTTGGAATACAGGCATGGATATGACTGTTAATGTAGGCGTTGGTACAGGTCAAGAAGGTGAAAGACACGCAGCACTATCTCAAGCTTTACAAATGCAAATGCAAATTTGGACGCAATATGGTAGCGGTAATGGCATGGTTACTATGACTGGAATTAGAAATGCTCTTGGCGATATGTTAGCTTTACAGGGCGTTCGTAATGTAGATAGATACTTTAGTCCTTTAACACCTGAAATCGAACAGGAACTAATGCAACAGCAACAGCAACAAGCAGAAGAAAACCCTGAATTGTCTGAAGCGGATGCTTTAGTACAAGCAGAGCAATACAAAGCAGATAAAGCCGCAGAAATGAACATGATTAAACTTCAGATTGATGCACAAAAAGCTATTGCTGTAGATGATAGAGAGCGCGATAAACTTGACCAAGAGTTAATGATTAAAGTAGCCGAAATATTAGGTAAATACGGTACTTCCGTAGATACAGCAAAGATTAAAACGGCACAACAAGAAGCTAGATACCCTGACCAATCACCAGCACAGGCAGTAACTGGAGGTCGATTCTAGTGCATATTGTTGAAAAAAGTGCTAAGATGCGAACATTACAGGCTGATGATGTATTTCAATTAGCCTTAAAAGAAATCAATGAACAGCAAGTTGCTGTTTTTGTAGATGCTGATTCTAGTTTAGAACAGCGTGAGGAAGCACACGATATGATATGTGCGCTTAGAAAGATTGATGATTATTTCGACTCTGTTAAAACAGATGAAGTAATGTACAATCACAAACAAAATAAAGGAGAATCAGCACCGTGAGTGAATCAACGACTGAAAATATAACCGACATAGATAGTGCTGTATCAAGCATTATTATGCCTGAAGAGACAATAGAAGAAAATGTAACAGAAGAACCTCAGATAACAGAGGATATAGATGCCTCTGCTGATACTGATACAGATACTGATATTGACTTAGATGATGATAACACAGACGAAGAAGTAGAAATTGAAGCTTCTGATGCTGAGGATGACGATGACCTAATAGAGGACGCCAGTCCTAGTGAGCCTTTAATGCATACTGTCAAGGTAGATGGACAGGAGCGTGAAGTAACTCTAGAGGACTTAAAGCAAGGCTATAGTGGACAGGAGTACGTCCAAAAAGGGATGCAAGAAGCGTCAGCACAAAAGAAAGAAGCTGAAGCAGTCTATGCAGCCTTAAATAACGAACGAGAGCAAATAGCTCAGTTATATAACCAAATCCAACAGAATGGTATGCAAGCTCCACCGGTGAAACCTACAAAAGAAGAGTTCGATTCAGACCCTATAGGGTACATGCAAAAGAACATTGAATTTGAGGAAGCTAGTGCAGAGTACAATAACCAAATGGCACAAATTCAACAAGTTGCACAAAAAAATAGTGCGGCTCAAGATAATGCTAAAAAGGCTTATTTACAAGAACAAATGCAAATCCTTCAAAAGGAAATTCCAGCGTTTGCTGATGCTACTAAAGCTGGCAAATTAAGAGAACGTTTGGTTACAACTGGAACAAATCATTACGGTTATACCGATAATGAAATTTCAAACATAACTGATGCAAGAGCTATTAAAGTCTTGCTAGACGCTCAGAGGTATCAGGATATTATTTCAGGCAAGTCAAAGGCTCAGGTAAAAACTAAGTCTGCGAAATCTGTTATGAAGCCGGGTGCTAAGAGAACTGCTACTCCAAATGCTAAAATTCGTGAACGCCAACAGGCAAAACTCAAGGGTTCAGGTAGTCTAGATGATGCTGTGAACTTAATTTTAAATACATAGTGGAGAAATAAAATGGCACAACCGCAACATACGTTCGACAGCTATGACGTGAAAGGTATTCGTGAGGATTTATCCAATGTTATTCATGACATTAGTCCTGAAGAAACTCCTTTCTACTCATCAATTAAAAAAACAAAAGCAACTAACACTTACCATGAGTGGCAGACAGATACACTACGTGCATCAGCAGCTAATGCTCATATTGAAGGTGACGCAACTGCCGCAGAAGCAAGAGTGGCAACTGTTCGCCTAGGTAACTACACGCAAATCTTTAAGAACGCTGTAGTTATTCCTGATACAGACGAAGGACTAGATAAAGCTGGTCGTTCTGCTGAGATGGCATATCAAGTGTTAAAAATTGCTAAAGAGCAAAAGCTTGATATTGAAAAAGCTTTATTTGCAAATAATGCATATGTTGCTGGTAATGCAACAACTGCA